ACCTATCAGTCACAGAAGGTAAGTTAGCACCAACTGCAGTAACTACAGGAAAGATTGCAGACTCAGCAGTTACTAGCGCCAAGATAGCAGACGGAACTATCGTCGCTGGCGACATTGCAGATGGAGCGATTACCTCAGCAAAGATTCTTGATGGAACTATTGCTACTGCAGATATTGCTGATAGCGCCATTACTTCGGCTAAGATTGCCGATGGTACTATCGTTGCTGGAGACCTAGCAGACGGAGCAGTAACATCTGCCAAGATTTTAGATGGCACAATCGTCAATGCTGATGTATCTGGTACCGCTGCAATTGCTAAAACTAAGTTAGACCTTGGTGGAACTATTACTTCCGCTGATCTTGTGGATGGAACTATTGTTAATGCTGACATTAACGCATCTGCTGCTATTGCTCTATCTAAGTTGGCTACAGACCCATTGGCACGTGCTAACCATACTGGCACACAAACAGCCTCTACAGTTTCTGACTTTGATACACAGGTTCGTACATCTCGCTTAGACCAGATGGCTGTTCCTACTGCTGCAGTTGCTCTTAACGCACAGAAGATTACAGGTCTTGCTGACCCAACTAACGCACAGGATGCAGTAACTCTTAACTACATTACAACTCAAAAAGGTGCAGCAAATGGTCTTGCAGAACTTGATGGTTCAGGATTAGTTCCTACCCATCACCTTCCAGCGTTAGCAATTACAACAACACAGGTAGTTAACTCACAGGCTAATATGCTTGCTTTAACTGCACAGATTGGTGACGTTGCGGTTCGTACAGATGTAAACAAGTCTTTTATCCTCACAGCAACTCCTGCAACTACCTTAGCCAATTGGCAAGAATTACTTACACCAACAGATGCAGTTCTTTCTGTTGATGGAAGCACAGGTGCTATTAGCCTTTCAGGTACATATTTAAATAGAACATCTGGTCAACTATTAGGAAACCTAGATGCTGATGGCTTTAAAATCACAGACCTAGGAACACCAACTGGTGGTTCAGATGCTGCAACTAAGGCATATGTTGATACTGTGGCAGGTTCTGCAGATGCCGCTGCAGCAAGTGCTTCTGCTGCTGCAACAACTTATGACAACTTTGATGACCGCTACTTAGGAGCCAAGTCAACTCCTCCAACAGTAGACAATGATGGTAACACGCTTCTTGTTGGTGCTATCTACTGGAACTCAGTATCTAACAATATGTTTGCTTGGACAGGTTCAGCCTGGGGTTCTATTTCCTCTACTGCAGACATATTCCGCTATCGCTACACAGCATCAGGTGGAGAAACTTCAGAGTCAGGTCCTGATGATAACGGACTAACACTTTCTTATATTGTAGGTAAAGAGCAAGTATACCTCAATGGTGTTCTTCTAGTTCGTACTACAGATTACAACGCTACAAATGGTACAAGCATCACAGGTCTTTCAGCCTTGGCTGCTGGCGATATTCTTGAGGTTATTACCTTTACAGCATTTGAGTTAGTAAACGTAATTAGCCCAACAGTAATTGATGCTAAGGGTGACTTAATTGCAGGTACATCTGCAGACACCATAGGTAAACTAACCGTTGGAACTAACGGACAATACCTACAGGCTGACTCAAGTACAGCCACAGGATTAACCTGGTCAACAGTATCTGGCTACTCAGCCCCAACTCTAGGCTCAACAAGTATTGCATCAGGTGCAACCGTAACAACAATTGCTGGTCTAACTCTGACAGCACCAACTTTAACTGGAACAGTAACTGCATCAGGAGATATTAACTTATCTGCTGCAGGTGGTCCAGGAAGCATAGTAGACCAACTAACACTCATCCTTATGGGTGCCCTCTAAACGAAAGGTAGTAACTAATGGCTACAGTAACTAAGGCGCTTGCTAGAACAGCAGCAGCAACATCAAGTGCAACACTATACACAGTCCCATCAGCAACAACTACAGTAATTACTAACATAGCAGTGGCTAATACCGCTTCTTCTGCTGGTACTTTTACTCTACTTCTTGATGATGTAGACCTGCATACAACTACTGCAATTGCAGCAAACTCAACTATATATATTGACTTAAAACAAGTTCTTGCAACAACAAAAACTATTAAAGGGTTTGCATCAGCAACAACAATTGACTTTCATATTAGCGGAGTGGAGATAAGTTAAGATGGGTATAGCAGTAATTCCAGCCCCTGGTGGCGGTGTAACAGAAAAAACACAAACATTTACAAGCACTGGAAATTTTACAACACCTTCAAACGTATCAACTGTTGAAGTGTTTTTAGTCGCAGGAGGCGGTGGTGGTGGAGGTGGTTACGGTAGCCCACGCGGAGGTGGCGGAGGCGGTGGAGTTCTTCATAGAAAAATTGCTGTTACTCCTTCAACAACTTACACAATAACAATTGGTGCAGGTGGAGCAGGTGGCTCTACTGGTTCTGGTTCTGTTACCTTTGGTAGTAATGGTTCTAATAGTAGTTTTGGCTCCCTTCTTATTGCTCGTGGTGGCGGAGGCGCTTTTGGTGGTAACAATCTTCCAGGTGGTTCCTACCCTGAGGGTGAAGCGGCAGGTGGCTCAGGTGGTGGTGGTAATGGAAGCACCTCTGGAGGCTCAGGAGGCGGTGCTGGTGGTAGTGCTATTACTAGTGGAACATCAACTGGTCTTGGTGGAAGAGGAATCCAAGGAGGCGCTGGAACAGGTGGAGTTAGTACTGGTGGCGCCCCTGCTGGTGGTATTGGTATTGATGGCTTTGGAGGCGGAGGCGGAGGCGGTGCTAGTTCTTACCAAACCGCAGGAAGAGGTACCAGCGGCGGTGGTTCAGGTGGCGTTAATTCAACAGGAGGATTTGCAGGACTTACTAATCGTGGTGGCGGTGGTGGTGGTGCTTCTTATCCTAACAGCCCTGGTCGCACTGGCGGTGCTGGTGGTTCTGGTTATGCAAGAATTTCATATTGGTCTTAAGGAGAATAAAAAATGGCACACTTTGCAGAAATAGATTCAAACAATAAAGTACTTCGTGTTCTTGTAGTAGATAACGCATACGAAGATAGAGGACAAGAGTTCCTTGCAGTAGATTGCAACTTAGGTGGTACCTGGATACAGACATCTTACAATGCTAACTTTGGTGGCAAGTATGCTGCAATTGGCGACATTTGGGATGGTACTAATTTTGTATCACCACCAGATGAGGATGAGTAATGAGTAAAGCAAGAGACCTAGCAAACGCAGGTACTGCTTTAACATCAGTATCAGCAACAGAACTTGGATACCTAGATGGTGTTACTTCTGCTGTCCAGACACAGATTGATACTAAGGCTCCAACATCTACAACTACCACATTAACTGGAACTCAGACTCTTACTAACAAGACTCTTACAAGTCCAATAATTAACACAGCAACTGCAACTGGTTCAATACTTGTCGCTCCAGAGGAGCGCACAACTGTGTCAGCAACTGCTGCTACTGGAACAATTAACTTTGATGCAGTTACTCAGGGGGTTCTTTACTATACAAGTAATGCCTCTGCTAACTGGACACTCAATGTTCGCGGTAGTTCTGGTGCTACATTAGATAGCATTCTTGCTATTGGTGATGCAATTACTGTTGCATTCTTAGTAACCAATGGAAGTACAGCATATCGTCATACAGCATTGACTATTGATGGAACATCTGTAACTCCAAAATGGTCTGGTGGAACAGCCCCTGCTGCTGGTAATGCATCTGCTATTGATGCCTACTCATTTACAATTGTTAAAACAGCATCAGCAACCTACACCGTATTCGGTGCTGGTCCTATTAAATATTCTTAAGGAGACATAATGCCATTATTTACACCAATTGGTGGAGGCGGAGGAGTACCTAAAGCAACAGTAACTGGTACTACTGGTTCACCTAATATTGATTCATCTACTCGTGCTGGAAAAACTATTTATCGCTTTACTGGTTCTGGCACTATTACTGTCGGAACTGAAGGTATTGTAGAAGCATTACTTGTTGCTGGTGGCGGTGCTGGTGGAGGTAACAACGGTGGTTTTAATCAAATGGGTGGTGGAGGCGGTGCTGGTGGTCACGTATACCTAGAAAAACTTTTCTTAAATGCTGGTACATATACTGTTACAGTTGGCGCTGGTGGAACTGGTAATGCATATGACCAAGGTGGTAGAGGTGGAGACAGTAGAATACTTCTTAGTTCAGTTTATTATGCAGCAGCATTAGGCGGCGGCGGAGGAGGCTGTAGAGGTGGTCAACCTATGACAGCAGGAAGTTCTGGTGGTTCTGGTGGTGGTGTCGGTGCATTTGGTGGTAATACTACTGGCGGTGCAGCACAAGGTGGTTTTGGTTTTATTTCACAAGGCAACAGAGGCGGAAACCATTTATCAAGTTCAACAGGTAATGCTGGTGCTGGCGGTGGTGGTGCTGGCGCTGCAGCATATGACGTTAACAACTCATCGTTTCACCCAACTCCTGGTGGCAATGGTTTAGCAAACTCAATAACTGGAACCTCAGTAACTCGCGCTGGCGGAGGCGGTGGTGCGTGTTATAGCACTAGCAGCAGTGGTTACGGTGGCACAGGTGGCGGAGGCGCTGGTGGAAGAACAGGTACACCAACTCCAGTTGCAGGAACTGCAAACACTGGTGGAGGAGGCGGAGGCGCTGGTCCTAGCCCTAGTTCTACTCCTATAGCAGGTGGTGCTGGTGGTTCAGGCGTAGTCATTATAGTTACTGGCTAATTTACAAAGTACTTAAAGAAGCGGTACAATCTAGTATGGATAAAAAATATCACTTTCTAGCAGGACTACCACGAAGCGGTAATACGCTTCTATCTTCAATACTTAATCAAAACCCAGACATCTATAGTAGTCCACTAAGCCCAGTTGCTGGAATGATGTGGGACTGCACAGGTTCATTTTATAGAGAATCAATAAATCGTAACAAAGAAAACAAACTTAGGGCTGAAGTATTTTTATCTTCTTTTATGGATAACTTTTACAAAGATGTAAAAGAACCAATAGTAATTGATAGAGAAAAGTCTTGGGGAACTCCTGCTAACTTAGGTTTGGTAAAAGAATATATAACTCCAAATCCTAAAATTATATTTACGGTTAGAGATATACTAGAAATTATTGCTTCTTTTGTTAAAATGGATTCTGACTATTTAAAAATAAATGCTGCCAATACTGGAAAGTTTCATCTTAACTATCGTTCAGAAAATGATTCTATAGTAGAACACTTAATGTCTCATAATGAAGATATAGACAAGGCTTTGCTTTCTTTATCAACTGCCTTCTTTCCAGAGAATAAAGGTATGTTCCACATTGTGGAGTATAACGATTTAGTTCTTAAGCCAGAAGAAACAATGTCTGGTATCTATAAGTTCTTAGAGTTGCCTGAGTATGAACATAACTTTAAGAAGATTGAAAAAGTAGAAGTAGATGATGATGAGTCCATAGGACTACCTAAGAATCTACACGAGATAAGAAAAAGCATATCTAAGTCTACAACAAGTACAGACATATTATCAGATTACATAAAGCACAAGTATTCTAATATGGAGTTCTGGCGTAAGGATTCCTTAATAAAAGTTAAAGGAAAAGATTTTTAAGGAACACTATGTGTAAAGAATGTGGCAATTGTGCCAAAGAGCATCCTTATGATGCGTTAGAGCAAATAGATTTCATAGAGTCAAACATAATCATCTAAGGAGCAATGGTGGCATCACCAGATATTACGGACAATATACCGTTAAACATTGGTAATCCTGGAACCTCTGGTTTCTGGACCAATAACGCCGAAGATTACGACGTTGCCATTGGTGGAGAACCTTTCTTCATGGCTCCTACAGATCAAAACCCATACCAACGTGAGACTGCTCCTTATAGAAAAGAACAGTTTGACAATGGTGCAGAACCAGGTGAGCAGTCATTGACTGGCTGGTGGATTCGTTCACAGTCATCCTTTCACAATGGTAATGGAATTAAGTTCTATGACCCTTCATCTGGTGAGGCAAGCAAGTATCGTTTCGCTGACTCACAAGGTGTAAACGTCTGGACTAAGGGTGAAGTATCACTACTTAAAGATGTTACAAATACGCATGTAACCACTGGTCCTGTCACTGGTACAGATCATCAACACGCTAATCAACATGTCCGTTCTATCCAATGGAACGGTATCAATGGTGTATTACTACACGATGAATATGACATTGACAAGATTTACCCAGCAATTACTGTATCTATAACCAATAAGGCTTTGACTTCAAGCGTAGCAACACTTACTACAGCCACAGCGCATGGACTATCCAGTGGTATAGAAATAACAATTACTGGTGTAGATGCTACCTTTAATGGCACCTATACTATCACTGGGGCACCTACTACCACAACCTTTACATACGCTAAGACAGCATCTAATGTGACTTCTACTGCCGTATCTCCAGTTGGTACTGGAGTAACTAATCCAGTAATTCACTTTGTTGATTACAATACTGGTAGCGCAGAGGCTGTATATGCTATGTGTGATGATGGTGTATTTGCATACTGGGTAACTAACGCTAACGTAGCAGGTACTCCAAGACTTCATATGTACAAGAAGTTGCTTACAGATAATACTACAACTATTCCATCACCTATGTTTACAGCAAACAGCATTACTGTTGTTTACGCTGCTATGGAGTTCGTAAAAGATCGTATTATCCTATGTGTTAATAACTCTGTCTATGAGATAGCACCTACTGCTACATCACTTCCATCGGCAACCTATACCAACCCCAACACAAATTATCACTATACATCTGTTGCTGCCTCTGGTGCTGCTATCTATACTGCTGGTCACTCTGGAATTTATTCAAGTATACAGAAGTATGTACTAACAACTAGTGGACCAATACAGGTACTGACACAGGCAATAGTTGCAGCAGAGTTTCCTCCTGGTGAGATAGTCGAGAAGTTATTCTACTACCTAGGTTACATGATGATCGGGACCTCTAAGGGTATGAGAGTCTCTGTCGTTAATGACCAAGATGGTTCTATTTCATACGGACCACTCATTGTTGAAACCGCACAGCCAGTATATGATTTTACTGCTCGTGACCGTTTTGTATGGTGTGCATCAGGAGTTGGTTCATTAGATGCAGGACTTATCCGCATTGACCTAAGCCAAGGCATTGAGGGTGAGCAGTTGCGTTTTGCTTGGGCAAATGATTTACAGTTTGCTCAAACTACAGAGCACTACACCACTGGTGTGGCATTCCTTGGAACAACTAACAGACTTGCTTTCTGCACTGCCTACGAGGTTACAGATGGAGCCATCTACCTAGAGTCAGCAACAGCACTACGATCTTCTGGATACATTACTACAGGTGGTATCCGCTATGGAACACTAGAGCCTAAGAACTATAAGTTTATTCGTGCTCGTGGTGACTTTTCTTTTGGTGCTATGGATATATTCTCAGTTGATCCAGCAGGAAATATTTTTACAATTATTACATACAACGGTGCAGTTGGGAGCCCAGAGGCTGCTACAACAAGCCCACAGGGACCACAAGAGTTCCTATCCTATAAATTTACGCTCTCACGCAGCGTAAGCGATACCAGTAAAGGACCTGTATTTAAGGGTTATCAAACAAAGGCTCTACCTGCAACAGAGCGCCAACGAGTGATTCAGTTCCCTGTATGGTGCTTCGACGTAGAAACCGACAGAAATAATGTTAAAACTGGATATGAAGGCCGTGCGTGGGAGCGTATTCAAACACTTGAACAGATTGAAAAGTTAGGTGACATAGTTAACGTACAGGACTTCACTACAGGTGAGCGAGTACAGGCAGTCATTGAGCGAATCAACTTCTCTCGCAGAACACCACCATCAGGAAACTTTAATGGTTTCGGTGGTCTTCTTTCTATCACAGTTAGGACTGTCTTATAATGAGCGCACAAGATTGGGCAGCACTATTGGTATCTATCCTTGCAATTGCAGGTGGATTTGCCGCTGGTGTCAGATGGCTAGTTAAGCATTATTTATATGAGTTGAAACCAAACGGGGGCGGTTCCGTTAAAGATCAAGTCAATCGATTGGAAGCCCGTGTCGACCAAATTTACGTCATTCTTTCCGAAGGTAAGAAATAGTCTAGCAGTATTAGCAATAATTTTTGGAACATCTTTTTTCTTTATACCGTCAGCAAATGCAGAGCAAACAGGTCCAGCAACTATTACCTGTGGTAGAGAAGATGGAACTCAACGGACAGCAAATGTTAATTGGGATAATTCACAAATTTTCTTCCAAGGCAAGGGTGATATTGCTCGCTTGTATTGTGAAGGTGGATTCTCTGGTGGATATCCAATTTTTATTTCCACATCAGTTCCTGATGGACCACTTCGTTATTACAATGGTGTAGTACCTACTCCTACCCCTGAGCCATCACCTTCGCCAACGCCGAGTCCAACGCCATCTCCAACTCAGACTCCCTCACCTGAGCCTTCTGTTTCACCCGAACCAACTCCAACTCCGAGTCCTGAACCCTCACCTGTGCCGAGTCCAACTCCAAGTGTAGTCGTAACTCCCGAGCCTTCACCAAGTCCAACTCCCTCTCCAGTGAGCCCAACTCCCGAGCCGAGTCCGATACCCCCAGTGAGTAACCCAGAACCACAGCCAACACCATTGCCACAACCAGAACCACAGCCTCAACCATTACCTACTCCTATCCCTGATGTTGAACCAATTGTACCACCACAACCAGAAGAAGAAGTTGTAATTGAACCAGAACCAGAACCTGAGCCAGTAGAACCTGAGCCAGAGCCTGAACCAGAACCAGAGATTGAAGAAGAGGCTGAAGTAGAGCCTGAACCAGAACCAGAAGTAATACCAGAACCTGAAGAAACTGAACCTCCTGTAGAAGAAACAGAAGAATTAGAATTAGTAATTCTTGATGAAGATACAGACCTATCAGAGTTAGACCCAGAAACACCAATTCAACTTGAAAATGGTGTCATCTTAACTGCTGAGGTAGTAGTTGCTTTGCAACTTCTTGAAAACCCAGCAGAGTTATTATCAGCAATCTTTACAGATCCTTCTCAAGCCGTAACTGCCCTACTAAACATAGGAGCAGATATGTCACCCGAAGCAAGAGAAGAATCAGAGAAGGTTGTTTTATCAGCCATTATCGCAAGTGGCATAGCAACCCAAGCAGCAGCATCGGCTGCTGTCTCAGCATCAGCATCATATAGGAGAAAACCTTAATGAAAGACTTCTTTTCAGATATAGCAAATCAACTATGGACACTCCTAGGAATGTTCGTGGCTTGGGTAGTCCTTGAGGGCTCAGCCAAGACAGTAGTTGGCTACGCAATTTTGCTTTCCTCAGTCATTTGGGGATTGACATTTAAACTACGAAACCCAAAGGATGAATAATGAAAACATTTAAGCAAGTAATGATGAGAATCTTTGCTGTTATTGCAGCAGAGTCACTCGGAGTTATTGGTGCAGGCTCACTTGTAGGTATTGAAGTATGGCAAGCAGCAGCACTTGCTGGTGCACTAGGTGCAGCACGAGTGCTTGAAGCCCTTGCTCGTTTCTATCTAGCAGATGGAAGCCTAACATCAGAAGAAATCAACGAAGCCTTTGCTAAGGTAGACAAGAAAGCGAGTGCATAATGGGACAAAGAGCAGACTTCATTGCAACAGCAAGAGGTGAACTTGGGGTCATTGAAGGACCAAAAGAAAACGAAACTAAGTACGGTGCCTTTACTAAGGCTAACTTCCAGCCTTGGTGTGGTTCATTCGTCAACTGGGTAGCCAACGAAGTTAAGTTAAAGATTCCTAACTGTGTGTTTACACCAGCAGGAGCAAACGCATTTATGAAAAAGAACCAATGGGAAAAGGCTAGCGATTTAGCACAGCCACTACCAGGAGATATTGCGTTCTTTGATTTCCCAGGAGATGGTGTAGACCGTATCTCACATATTGGGATTGTAGTCAAGGACAACGGAGACGGAACTGTTACCTGTATCGAAGGCAATACTGCCCCAGATAAGAAGGGTGATCAGCGCAACGGAGGGCAAGTATGCCTCAAGGTGCGTGCGTTCAAGAAGAAGAATGGCTCTAAGTTGAGAAGGTCTCAGGCTGTATCCATCGTTGGATTCGGCAAGCCAGTCTTTAAGTCATAAGGAGAAACATGTTCGACAAGAAAAAACTACAAGCAATTGCAGCATCGTATTTTCGAGCAGCACTAGCATCTGTAATCGCGCTTTACGCAGCAGGACAAACAGACCCTAAGGTATTGGCTTCGGCTTTCCTTGCAGGGTTCGTAGGACCCGTTCTAAAGGCGTTAGACAAGAATGCCAAAGAATTCGGACGCACTAAGTAGTATATAAGTACCCCTGAGAAGCCCTACAAGGGCTTTTTAAGACATTTTGCCCCTCAGACCTATAGGAGATAACACTTCAATATGGTTTGGGGGGCTATTTGTCGTTTCTATCCACCCGTAGAGTAGAACCCTGAGCCGTTAAACTTGACTGGAACTGCCGTATAGACACGCTTCATAGGGTCTCCACAGGAGCACTCCCACACATTGTCCCTATCTTCCACATCAACGTGCTTATCCATGATAGTACCACAGGTATCGCACTTGTACTCGTAAGTAGGCATTACTCTTCGGCTGTGCCTCTGGCAATATTTATCGACTTATTGCAGGCACTAATTGCCAGCATCCCTGCATTACTGTAAGGGTCGTATGTATTCTTGATGGCTTCAATATCCTGGGCTATTTGCTCCCGTAGTTCTTGAATCTCTATCTCTAAAGTCTTTACCATTTAAGCCTCCTGATTTGGAAATTTAGTGTATCATAGATATGCGGGCAACCGTGGGGCGGAAACTTCAAATGATGGATGACGGCAAAAGCCTATCCTGAACTGTCTCCCTGAACCACCATTAAAAATTATGGGGGGTAGGGGGGCGTTTCTTAAAATCAGGAATTCGGCAGATTTTTAAGAAACCCGTTTCGAGTAGCGTGGTAATAATCGCTGTGATAGAGTCATCCTATGAACGAATTACCTAAGCATATTTCCTATTCCAGTTTTACAACTTGGCAAGACTGTGGATGGAAGTACTACCTACAAAAAGTAGTAGGAGTAAAAGAAGCACACGCCGTCTGGTTTACTGGTGGATCTGCCGTACATAAGGCTACAGAAAACTATGACCTAGCAGGAAACATAACAACCGATTCTGCATACCTTGATAATATCTGGAACGATGCTTGGTTTAATCAAGTCAAAGAAGATGAAGAGATCAATGGTGACATGAACACGTGGCAGTTTGCCAAACGTGAAGACATGACATGGTGGTATGGCGAAGGTCGCTGGATGCTTGAGAACTGGGCTAAGTTCCGTTTCAATGGCTGGGGTGTCTACGAAGATTTTATTGAAAAAGAGTACGAGATTGATATTGAAGACTCCAGTGTCAAGATGGCAATTGACCGTGTGATGGTAGACTTCGAGGGGAATCGGGTGCTCCTCGACATCAAAACTGGTGCGTCATCCCAGAGGCATCCTTTGCAACTCGCGGTCTATGCGTGGGCGCTGAAGAAGCAAGGGATTTCTGTCGATAAGGCAGGCTTCTGGGATGCACGTACTGGTAATGTGACCTTATGGAACCTATCTAACTTACACCCTGAGCGCGTAGAAGATTTACTTAATACATTTGACAAGGCTCGCAAGGAAACAATATTCTTGCCTAACTTGAGCAACTGTGGCAGATGTGGGATTACATCCTCCTGTAAGTATGTAAACGGCAACGCTGTTCACCAATAGAGTTCAAACATGAACATCATGAAGAGGAGATAAAATGACTGGTAACTTCCAAGTCAGTAGCAAACTCTACGACGGACGTATATTCGTTGTAGCGTCGGAGACCTACGCAGGCTTCTGTGAGGCTCTAGAAAGTGCAGTAGGCATTGAGGAGTCGCAAGATTTACTCAAGCAGATGGCACAATCACTATCAGGTGTACCACAAAATGCATCAGATGCAGTCGGTAATGTACGTCAGGTATTTCCTAACGCACAAGTCGACCATACTGCACATCCAACACAAACTGCTACCAGTACTCTCGGTCCAGAAGGAAAGAGTTGTACACATGGTATTATGACCAAGCGACAAGGTGCAGGTGCTAAGGGACCATGGAAGGGCTATATGTGCCCTACTCCAAAGGGAACCCCTGATCAATGTGAACCTGTATTTATCCGTCGCAACGACCCAGAATGGAATAACTTCTAAAACATGAGAACACTTGCCCGCGCCGTAGGTAGTAAAGACATAGGTGGCGAACCGCTACCAACAGTCTTCCGTACTTTTGAGATCAACAAAATCGTGTTTCGACGTGCCGAAATATCGATGATTGCTGGTACTCCTGGCGCAGGTAAGTCTTCCGTTGCACTCGCACTAGCATTGAAAGCAAAGGTACCGACACTATATGTCAGTGCTGATACTAATGCA